GTACTACGAAAGCCACCACTGTGCGTGATTGCCCCGCCCCCTCCCCCGTGGCGCCAACGGTTACCAGGTTCGGCTGGTGCGCAACCGCTTCGCCTGCGCACGACGCTCATTTCCGAGCACCGCACCCGCGGATCGGTTGCAGCTCGCTGCCTCGGGTGCCAGCGGCGACGTGGGGTCGCCGTCCCTGACGTGGCCAGCGTCCCAGCGTGCGCCAGGGCCGTGCTCGTCAAGGGTCTTGCCGCACCGCCAGCACTGGGTGCGGGAGTCGGCATACGCAGCGGCCCTGACCGCTCGAGCTCGCAGCTGGTAGCTGCCGCCGTAGTGGCTGCGGTTGCGGGCCGGCATGTCAGCTCACCCCCGACATGGACAAGGCGCCGGGTCCGCTTGCGGACACACGACGCCTAGATACTCCCAAGTTACACGGTTGTGGTTTCATTGTCCAACATAGCCGCTGGTAGGTGGCCAGGTTTCATCGACGCTCACGCCGCCGGCGCCGTGTCCCGCTCGACGAGGTCGTTGGCGATGCGCCACCGCCGCTCACGCTGGTAGCACGCCCCGCACAGCTGCGCCTTGACCGGGATCTCCTCGCACGTCGGGTCGCCCCACTCGACCGCACCGTCACGCCCGTGCAGAGCGTCCCTGCAGCGGGCGACGTCGGCGGCCGTCGGGGCCCGCAGACCGAGCGCCCGATCGGTCTGGCGGTTGAGGGTGCCGACCATCTCGGCGATGGCGTTGGCCATCTCGCGCAGATCGTCGAGGTCGCCTGACATCATCAGCCGCAGATCGGCGGCACGCTCCACGCTGGTCAGCTCGGCAGCGGCGCTGACCTTGGGTTGCATCGTGGCCGAGGCGTAGCCGTCGACGACGTCGAGCTCACGACGCAGCACGGCGATCGCCGCCGGCAGCTTGTTGGCGATGTTGGCCAGCAGATGCGCAGCGGCCTCGAGCTGGACGTCGGTGCGGGTGCGGGGCATGGGTTCTCCTTCGGTGCTGATCGGGGGCGGCGATGTTGGACAGATGTTGGACATGTTGGACATGTCCAACACCGTCGCTCTCTCGCGCGTGTCACGGGAGTCGTTTAGAACTCATTTACCAGGGGTTTTGCAAACGGTCGACGACGCCGACACGGCGGGCATGTTGGACATTGTCCAACATGTCCAACACTTATCCACAGGCTCGCTCACGTCGGTCGGGCCGCTCCGACGACCCATCCTTCGCCGTGCTGAGCGACCCACTTGAGGCGCTCAGCCTCGGCGATCGCCTCATCTACGGCGACCAGTTGCCGGTCCCGTGACGAGATGCTGAGGGTGATGTTGCGCTTGCCGACGACGCCGCCGCCGGCCTTGTCGACGGTGCGCCACACCTGCCGAGCAGCCCGCAGCAGCGCCCGCTCGGTGGCCGACTGCTCGACGATCGCTTCCTTGACGACCGCCCTGGCGGCATCGGCGGCGACCGCCTCGGCGGCGAACTTGCGGGCCTGGGCGAGCACGCCGTCACGCACGACGTCGCTGACGCTGAGGATCGTTTCGGCGATGTCCCAGTCGTCGACGGTGATCGTGCGCCGCCCCTCGAGCACGACGAAGCAGGCGGCCACCTTGAGCTTGTTGAGCCGGCGGTGGGCGTCGAGCGGTGACTCGGTCGACTCGCCCTTGAGGTCGGTGCCACGGAACTCGATGACCTCGTCGGCGATCTCGGGCGCCACCGACAGCGCCGACCTGCCGATCTTGCCGCCGACCTCGATCAGCGCCGGTGGCTGCCAGTCGATCCCGCCTGGCCACTCTGGCCGGTTGCGCACGTCGACCCACGGGTCCGTCGTCGGTAGCCACACGAACCGCTGTGGGGTGCCGCCGTCGGCGTCGTCGAGCAGCAGCGCCGCCGCCTTGGCTTGCCACAGCGACACCAGGCCGAGGTGGTAGCTGCCGGGCTTGAGGTGCCGGCGGGTCTCGATGCTGGCGTTGGCTTGGCCGGGGTCGCCGCCCGACCAGGCGGTGCGCAGCACCGGCAGGATCGTCGAGCCGCGCCGGTTGGCCATCTCGGCGAGCGCCTGGCCCTCGTCGAGGCTGAACAGCACGCCCCGCCTCGTCTGGCGCTTCACCTTGCGCTTGTGGCCACCACCGTCGACCTCGTCGACCATCTCGTGGAACGCTTCGACGAGCCCTTCGCCGCTGCCGAGCGACACCGGCCCGACACAGCCGGGCGGCGGTTCGGGCAGCAGGTCGTCGGCCACCACGCTCGGCGCCGACTTCCCGGCACCGCTGCGGCCGTGCAGACCGACGTAGATCGACAAGGGCGCGTAGCCACCGATGATCGGCGGCAGACAGGTGCTCGGCGGCGTCCAGGCGGCCACACGGGCCAGCACGCAGCCCAGCAGCGCCGACGGCGCCACCAGCCGAGCCCGAGCGGCCTGGTGGATGTGGCGCAGCGTCGGGCTGCGGTCGAAGAAGGCGTCGTCGAGGTGATCGGGCCGGCTGATCTCGCCGGTGGTCGGGTCGACGTTGCGGGGCGCTACGACCTTGACGTCGCCGCCGTCGGTCGGCTGCACGCCCAACGACCGCATCAGCGCCGCATCCCGCTCGGCACCCCAGGCGCTGAGGATGCCGGTCTGTTCGGCGATCCGGCGCGCAGCGGCCTGCCGGTCGCCCTGGTGCTCGTAGGTGGCGATCACGTCGAGCAGGTCGTACGTGGGTGCGCCCTTGTCGGCCCTGGCGCTCGGGAACGGCGTCGACGAGCTGAACGGGTGGAAGCGGCCGTTTCCGTTCACGCTGCCGCTGACGCCTTCGTCCTTGCCGGGCCGGCGCAGCAGCTGACGGCCGTGAGCATCGTCGTAGACGTGGGTCCAGCCGTAGTGCTCGAGCAGCGACCGCATCGACCACGTCGCCTCCAGGTGCGCCACGACGGCGTCGAACCACGAGTCGCCGACCGCACCACCAGGCGTCCACGGCTTGAGCCGGGCCCGCTGTGCGTTCGACACCGGCGACACCGGCTTCGGCGCCGGCGCCTCGTCGAAGCTGCGCGCCACGGCGAACAGCGCCTCACGCTCGTCGACGGTGAGGGTGACGATCGAGTCGAACGCTCCCCTGCTCGCCCGCCACGGCTTGCCCGACGGGTGAACGGTGCCGTGGCTCGGTGGCAGGACGACGAACCCGCCCTCGCCCCTGGTTTCGATCAGTGTCTCGCTGGCGGCGTTGCGGGCCAGCTTGGTGTTGCCGTCGACCGGGCCGTCGACCCGGTACAGCAGGTGCCTGCCGTCGCTCGGGCTGACGACGACCAGGCCCTCGAGCAGCTTGCGCCACAAGAACTCGTGGCCGGCTTCTTTCATCCGAGCACCGAACTGGCCACGGCCGTCGGCGGCGACGAACCGGCCCTCGAGCTCGAACATCTCCAACCCGCCCGACACGGCGCCGCAGATGGCGCCCATGCCGGCGTGGCTCGACGAGAACCACTCGATGACCTGCTGGCGGCTCGGGCGTTGCGTCTGCCACTTCTGCCACGAGCCCACCGGCTTCTTGGTGCCGTCGGTGGCGGCGCGCACCACGCACAGCCCTGCGTCGTAGGCGGCGAGCGCAGCGGCCAGCATGTCGTGGTCGTCTGGCATGGCGGTCATGCGGTAAATAGTGTGGGCATCGCCATTTCGGATTCGAGCTTCTGCAGGTTGTCTACAGCGGTGCGCCAGTAGGAAGGTTTGAGTTCGCAGCCGATTCCCTTGCGGCCCCACTTGATGGCCGAGTAGACCTCGCTGCCGATACCCATGAACGGCGTCAGGACGGTGTCGCCACCATTCGACCAGAGCCGCACGACCCGCTCAATCAAGTCGAGCTGAAGCGGGCAGATGTGCCGTTCGTCGGCGTCGTCTCGAGCGACAACGGTGTTGAGGGTGTTGGTTTCCTTGATACCGAACCACACTGGGCGAGCCCACTCGATCCACGTCTCGTTGTCGCAGTCCGGCTTGATCGGTTCGGCGTTGTCGCCGTGCTTACGGAACATAAGCAAGTAGTCGGCCAGCGCTGGCCGGCTCATCGACGAGTCTCGGTTCAAGGTCTGAAACATCAGCGACGTGGCCTTGGTGCGGATCGCCTGCGCTTGTGGGTCTTTGTCGATTGTGACCTCGCCGTGAAAGATGAAGCCGGCGGCAGTGTGCGTGCGAATGAGATCGCCTCGGAAGTCGTGCAAGCCGATCGCACCGTCTCGACCCTTCTGGGTAGCGAGCTGCTGACAGTGAACGACGCACAACCGCCCCGGCTTTAGCGCCCGCAGTAGCTGTTCGACGATGAACGTGTAGTGCTGATGAAACTCAGCGTGATCACGGCAGTTTCCGAGGTCACGGTCGCTGGGGCTGTAGGTGAACAGCGAAGCAAACGGCGGCGAATACACCATGAGGTCGATGGAGTCGTCTGGCACTTCCAACAATCGCTCGCACGAGTCGCCGAGCATTGCGGTGAAGTTCTTCCCGGTCACGGTGTCGGTGACGTAGGGCTGGGGTTCGTGGACTGCGGTCATGCTGCTTTGTTCCTTTCACGGATGTATTCGATGGCGTCTTCGTAGGTCACCATCAGGGTCTTGTCGTGCCATTGGGCTGCCGCTGATCGGCGGCGGCGGGTGTAGTAGTCCCGCACGGTTCCCGGCGTGACGCCGGCAAACACTGCGAGCTGTTCAAGGGTGACCCAGCCGGGCTTGTTGGAAACCCGAACCGTTCGAGGATCCCTGGGGCCTTGGCCCAAGTGAAGCGAACGAGTCTCCCCAACTAATGAAAAGTCCCGCCGTTGGGCGGGAGCTCCTGGGTCAAGTAGTCGCGGTGCGCATCTATGTCGCTGAAACAGCCAGTCAGTGGCCTTGTCCCAGTGATAGATCACGTGTTCAGTGAGCGCCGTGTTGCAGGGGTCGCATAACCACCCTCGCTCAAGTCCACAGTCGTGGCAGTGATCCCACACCAGCTGGTGTCTGCCGACGTGCGTGTTGCAGCATTGGCACCTGCCGTTTTTCGGCTTTACACTTCGGGCGCTCATGCTGCAGCTGCTTCGTTCATGTGGTGTACGAGCCGGTCGACCCATGCGGCCACTTCGGTTTCCTTGCGTCGCACGTTGTCGACGATCTGCTGCTCCAGTTCGCTGACAACGACATGGGCTTGCACTGGTTTGTCTTGACCGAACCGCCAGCACCGCCGGATGGACTGGTAGTAGGACTCCCATGAATCGCTGAGCCCGACAAACACCATCTGCGAGCAGTTCTGGAAGTTCATCCCGAAACCGGCAATCGACGGCTTAGTGACCAGCACCCGTATTTCGCCATCCTGAAACGCCTCAAAGGCGTCGGCCTTCTCGTCGGGCGACATTGTGCCGTGCACGTTTACGGCGCCATCGGTGGACTTGGCCACCATGTCTGCCTCATCGTTCAGCCCGCACCATGCGATCCACTGGCCTGGCTGCTTGACAAGCTGGCACGCTGCGTCGACCCTAGCGGTCAGTGTGCTCTTGCGAACCTTGGCTCGACCGCCCACGCCACCAAGGTCGGTGGCAAACAGCTGACCGTCCTGCTCTACTTCCACGGCGACCGTGATCGGCGAAATAGTCAATGGCGGCAGCTGATACAGGGCATCGTCGCCGCCCACATCGGATGGGCGGCGAGCAGCAATGGCCCACGTCGCCATCCATCGGAACATCGGATCCGTGGCGTGACCCTTCAGTCGCCACCCATCGTCATCGTGCACAAAGTAGGCAGCCAGCATCTCGTTGCGAGGCATGACGCCGAGAAACTCTGCCTGGTTGCACAGCTCAGTGACATCGTTCGGCGCCGGCGTGGCTGACCAGCTGGAGCGGTACGGCGTGTCTCGCCATTGCTTGATCAGTGCATTGCGAGTCGACCCGGTAAAGCACTTGAGGATGCTTGATTCATCGAGGCATACAGCGTCGAACTGAGACGGGTCAAAGTGGTGCGCTAGCTCATAGTTGGTAATCGACACCGACCCCGGCTGCACATCGTCCTGCCGACGGACATAGCGCACGTCGGCGCCAATCTTTGCGGCTTCACGCACAGTCTGCCGAGCCACCGACAGCGGCGCTAGCACTAATGCACGTGGAGCAATAAGCCGTGACCACTCGATCTGCATGCGGGTCTTGCCCATGCCGGTGTCGGCAAAGACTGCGCCACGACCACGGGCCAGTGTCGCCAACACGATGCGCCGCTGCCAATCGTGCAGCGACTGGTGGATCTGACTGCCGTCGACGATGACGCCACCTGATTGGTGCCGCCGAGCCTTTGACGCCAGAAAGTCTTGATAGCTCACGCCGCGTCCCCCTTCTTGATACGAGCCAACCGCTCGCGCTGGTAGTGATTCACTGCATCCCGGCACGCCCGGCAGGGCTCCTCGCCGTTGCGCTTGTGCCGCTCGTGGCCGGCGACAGTGCCGCACGTCGCCACCGGCCTCGGATCGCTCACCGAGCGCGCCCCTCGAGGTCGTGGCGGCGCCTGCTCGGCCCGCTCGGCCGGGGTCATCCCCGCAGCGACGTGCCACGGCACTGGGTCTTCGCCGTTGGCGGCCCAGTAGTCCCGCACCCAGGTGCGGCAGCCGATCAGAACCGGGCACTGGGCGCAGATGGCCTGGGCCGCTGCCGCCTTGCGCTTGATGACCAGCCTGCCGCCCATCATCGGCAGCAGGAACACGTCGCCGCCGCCGAGGCACGCTGCACGGTTGCGCCAGGTCATGCCGCCTCGCCCCGCTTGGCCCTGCTCGGCCTGGTGGCCCGCTGATGCGCCGCCCGTGCGTCGTGGCCAGGCGTGTGCATCAGCCTGGCCACTTTCTGCAGCACGTTCAGCACAGCCACGTCGTGCGGCTCGAGCTCGACGCCGAGGTACGCGCTCCACAGCGCAGCGATGCGGGCGAAATTGGCGGCGGGCTCGTCGTACGACTCGTTCCGGTCGCCGTGGATCAGCTCGGCGGCGTAGGTCAGCAGCCGCTGGCGGTCGGTGGTGTCGCTCACAGCTCTCCCCTCTCGATCTTGTCCATGACCACATCGATGACGCTGGGCTCGACGCCGCCGGTGTCGTCGGTGACGGTCTTCTTGGCCATCGGGCCGTCGGTGTAGTTGCGCTTGCGGCGCCGCACGACCTCGTCGTGCTCGTCCTTGGTGATGCCGGTGGCGGGCAGGTCGTGGTGGTTCATCGCCGCCCCCACCAGTGCGCCAGCAGCGCAGCGTCGGCCCGGCCGTCGTCCTTGACCCTGGCGAACTGGTGGGCGTCGGTCGGCCACAGCCGCTGCGCCATCAGCCGGTGCGCCCCCTTGTCGGCGCCAACGCACAGATCCTTGGTCCACTGCTGCGGACGCACGAACGTGTGCGGCCGGTCGAGCGCCACGAGCACGCCTTCGATGACGCCGACGCCACGCCCGAAGTTGAACGCCGACGTGGCGCCGCTGCCCTGCACGCCCTGGACGTCCTCGACAACGGTCATTGCCGCCGGGCCGATGTCGACGAGCAACCGTGCGAGCCCGCCGGCGTCGAGGCGGCGCTTGCCACGCACCTCGATCGCTGGCATGTCCCAGCAGATGACCTCGCCGGCGTGGTTGATGACGGCGACGGCGCCGCCGACACCGGGGTCGATGCCGACGACGATCACGACGCCTCCCCGCGCAACTCGTTCACGCCCGCCTCGACGGCGACGAGGCGCCGACAGATGTCAAGCATCAGTGCCGACCGGATGCGCACGTTGGGGTGATTGGGCCAGCGCGTGAACACGTCGATCAGTTCTTCCAGTGTCGCTGGATGTTCTGCGGGCCACATCTGCTCCGTGAACGACGTCACGACGCCTCCCCCGAGCACTGGCAGCAGACCATTTCGACGATGGCGACACCGGCGGCATCGAAGCCGGCGAGGCGCCGGTGCGTGGCCGGTCGGCCGTCGCGGTTGCAGCAGTAGCTGAGCCCGTCCCAGTCGGCTGGTGTCGGGTGCGTGCTCACGCCAGCGCCCCCAGGTCGTCGGGCACGTCGACGAGGCCGTGCCGGTCGAGCAGCACCGCCACCCGCTCAGCGAGCTGGCGGTGGCTGCACGACACGAACATGGCGCCGTCGACGACCACCCAGGCCGACAGGATCGTCAGCCGGTCGGCGTGTGCGACCTGCGCAGCCATGTCAGATCGCCGCCGCTGCGGCATCGCGTGCCTTCTGCTGGTCGAACTTCGGCCGCTCGACGTCGATCAGCGACAGCTCCCGGCACCGCTTGACCATCCACTGAGCGGTGGCGGCGCTGACACCGAGCACGGTCTGCAGGTGCTTGGTGCGGCGCGTGCCGATGATGTCGCCAATCTCGATCTCCTCGCCGATCAGCTCCCAGTTCCACTGCTTGGTGCCCGGCACCCGGTAGCTCAACCCGACGAGGTCGTTGTTGCTGTCGAACCACGCTGCCGTGGGTGCCTTGTTCTCGTGGTCGTCCTCGTCGACCAAGTCGGCTCCGACGCCAGCCAGAAAACCGGCCCGCAGCCGGGCCTGCGGGTCGAAAATCTCGCCGTGGGCCACCTCGTCGTCGGACTGCACCGCCACCAGCAGCGCATCGTCGGCGTCGATGCCGAACGACTCGATAGCCGAACGGATGAACGACTGCCGGTGCTCGATCTCCTGCGCCTCCTGCTCGAGCTGCACGAGCGCAGCGACGAGGTGGTCGAGCGGGGTCACCAGTCATCACCGCCAGCGGCGGCCGGTGCGGGCTTGGGCTCGTCGAGCGTGATCGCCTTGGCGGTCAGGTGCTCCTGCTCGGCCTTGGCGACCATCGTGGCGTCGGTCCCCTCAGCCAGCTTGAGCGAGCCGTAGAAGCCGATCGTGGTGCCCTTGTTGCGCAGCGCCACGACGTCGGCCTGGTCGGTGATCTTGCCGCCCTTGAGGTTGCCGGTGGCGTCGTACGCCTGGGCGTGCTCGATGACCAGCCGCAGCTCGTCGCCGACACGGATGCTCCCGTTGCGGTGGCTCTTGCGGGCCTCGATCCAGTCGCCGAAGCCGCCGCCGCGCAGGATCACGCGCACCTTGTCGCCGACGCTGGGCGCCCACGAGTCGTCACCACGGCCGCACTCGGCGGTGGTGCCCTCCATGACGAAGCCGGTGACGACGAGCTCCTGGCGGGGCTTGCCGGTGCGGGGGTTGATGACCGGCTGCTGATCCTTGAGTACCGGCCGCTGCTCGAAGCCGATGATGGCGATGCGGGTGCGCTCGCCGATGGCTCGCTTCTTCATGACCGGCGGCAGCTCGGTGTGCGGACGGTCGTTGTCGAGGTCGATGGGCATTGCTGTGTCTCCCTGGTGTGTTGGTTGTGTTGGTTGTGTGTCTGGCTCAGACAGCGACGGCGCCGAACAGGTCGGCAACCTCGTCGGTGCTGAGCACTCGGTCGACGACGCGCATCACGCCGTCGTCGAACGAGAACTGGAGGCGGCCGGCGGCGAGCGCATCGGCAAGCCCTGCGAACACAGCGGCCTCGTCGGCCGTCATCATCGCCACGACGGCACCGAGCGGCAGCGCCGGCTGGAGTGCAACGTCGTCACCGATGGCAGTGCAGACCAGCGCCCGCACGACGTCGGCGTCGTCGGCCTGGGCGGCCGCGAGAGTGATGAGGCCGGTGACGATCCGCACCGTGCGCAGCGTCTTGCGCTCCGACGGGTGGAACGGTGCACCGGCGTCACGGGCCTCGGTGGTCAGCTGCGCGATCCACGAGCGGCCGGCGTCGTCGAGGCCGTCGTAGCGCTCGCGCAGCAGCAGCATCTGGCCGGTCGATGCGTCGGCGCCCTCGTCGACGTCGCCGACGATGCGTGCCGGTGGCAGCGGTGCCGGTGCCAGCGGCTCACGGGTCTGCAACTCCTGGCGGACCGGCTGCAGCGGCGCACCGATCTCGGCTTCGATGGCGCTGACGATCCACTCGATCCGGTCGAGGTCGTCGTCGTCGTGGCCACCCTCGGAGAGCTTGGCGACGCCGGTCGGCCAGTTGCGGCGCAGGTTCTGCGCAGCGGCCGGGTCCATCTCGGCGATCGTCTTGCAGCGGTCGAGCAGGTTGCGGGCTCGTGCCGGCATCGGCTTCGTCAGCCAGTGATCGGCGCGCAGGTCGCTGCGGTTGCGCCAGTCCCAGGTCGGGCGGATGACGTGCTTGAAGCAGTGCCGCCCGGCGTCGATGTTGATCGGCACGATGGTGGCGTCGCCGTCCTGCGGCAGGTGCGCAACGAGTGCGACGTCTTGGCGCACCGGCCACATCGGCACGAAGTCGTGCACCTCGAAGTCGTTGTCGCCCGCCGGGCCGTCGGCACGCAGCGGCGCCGAGGCGTACAGCCACAGCTGCACGGCGTGGGCGTGCAGGTACTGGTGAGCGCTGGCGCCGGTCTTGGTGTCGAGGATCAGCAGGTCGCCGGTCGGCAGGTGCCGCACCACCCGGTCGAAGCGGCCGGCGATCATCAGATCCGGGTGCACGACCACCTGCTCGGTGGCGACGACCTCGAGGTCGTGCTCGGCGAGCAGCGTGCGCCAGCGCTTGCGGATCTCGACGACCTCGGGCGTCTCGAGCACGAAGTCGCCGCCGTCGATCAAGTCGGTGATGCGATGCACCGACGTGCCGTAGTCCCGGCCGCTGTTCGCACCGGCGGCTTCCATCGCTTGCTCGCACAGCTGGTCGAGCTGCTGCTTGTCGTTGGCAGCGGCAGCGACAGCGGTGAGCAGGTGCGGCTGCAACGCCAGGCCGATGGCGGTCTGCCGGCGCCGCCAGTAGTCGAGGGCGCTGCTGTCGTCGGGCACCTTGGCGACGGCGCTCGGGCTCTTGCACCGCTTGCCGTCGAGCCAGTAGCCGTGGCTCTTTGCCTTGTACTTGAGTTTCACGCCCGGTCCCCCTTGTTGTGCTTGCCCCGTGCCTTCAACTGCTGGCGGCGCTCGTCGGCGACGATGTCGAACAGCCGCTC